ATGATTTAATCCCATTCTATAAAATCTTGGTGGTATTACTTTATAAAATTTATTAATATAGTTACACTTCATTCTACTAAGTGTAGCACTCTCTAAATGTATGATATTTTTATTGAAGTGTTTGGCAAACATATTAACCATTTCATTTCTATGGTTCATAACTGCCATTTTATGATTTTCTGCATTTGGTAACCATTGTCTTTTAGGGTGTGTGCTACCAAAGGTACCATTATTTAAAAAGAAGTCACTACTTTTCATATGCCAAAAATGTTCATAACCAAACGCCGTTACATCAGATAAATCAATAATTTCGTGTTTACCTTTTAATGCGTTTGCAATTGCTGTAGGCGCTTTTGACTTATCAAACTTTACTATTTTCATAACCAACCTTTGCTATATAATAACTATCAACAATATCTGATATAGGGTTACCTACTTTATCAGTATCAAAAATCTTTTTTAAATCAATATTTGTTTCTTTTAGGAAAAATTCGTACATCATATCTTTATCTGCATTGCCTTTTCCTGTTGCACCTTTTTTAACAACACTAGGTACAACTGTGTTCCAAGATAATGCCTCTTGTTCAAGTCTGTATTTGAGTATGCCACAATTTTCGGCAATTTGAAAAACGCCTTGGCCTTTAGAACCAAATGAATAACCCTCAATATATATTTCATAGTCACCTTCGTGTAAATCATATAATATATAGAATACCCAATCTGATATTAAACCAAATCTATGCATTGGGTTATCCCACTCATCATGCATTTGTCCTATGATATTAGGACTCATTTTACCATCATACTTTTTCTTACTAGTAAGATAATAAAAACTTTTTTTATCGCCCTCCATAACACATACGGCAGGACTTGTTAAACTATAATCAATTCCAATTATCGTCTTCGTTGTTTTCGTTAGTCCAGATTTCTGGTTCTTCATATTCTTCCTGTTCAACTTCATATCCACAAAAAGGACAAGTTAACGGCTCTAAGTCTTGCTCGTCAATATCCCATGTTATGGTATATTTAGTTTCACAGGAAGAACAATGTTTTTTTGCTTTTTCGTTACTCATTATAGCTTAAACTTCTTAAATTGGTCCTTCGTAACATCTTGTTTAATACCACCAATCACATAACTTTCAATTTCAGTTTCTTGTGGTGCGTTTTGTGTAGACCTGCTGTTCAACCAATGGTCTACCCAAGGCAATGGATTTTGTTTTTGTTCGTATCTTGGTTCTAGGCCGATTGCTTTCATTCGTCTGTTCGCCATATATTCTACAAACTGGTGTAACAGTTTTTCGGATAAACCAATCATACTTCCTTTGGAAAATAGATATGTCGCCCACCTTTTCTCCTCTTGTACTGCTTCGTCATACATTGTATAGACTTCTTTTTCAACTTCTTTTCTAATCTTTAACATATCTTTATCATCATTCTTGTCGTGCCAGTTATTAATAACTGTTTGTGACATTGCAAGGTGTTGACTTTCATCTCTTGCAATAAATGAGATAATCTTTGCTGAACCTTCTAAAAGTTTTAATTCACCAAATGCAAATGAACAAGCAAACGATACATAGAACCTTAGGCCTTCTAAGATGTTTACTGTAACCATTGCTAGATACATTTTCTTTTTCAGTTCATATAAATCCACTTTATCAGGATTTAGATGCCACTTATAACCCATTTCAATTAAATCATCATAAGTCTTAGTAACTGATTGACTACGCTTTTGAATTTTCTCATCTGCCATAATCGTATCAAATACTTCAGCCGGGTCTGAATATAAGTTCTTAATAATGTATGTATAACTTCTACTGTGGATTGTTTCAATAAAATCCCAAGTTACAATACAACCTTCTAATTCAGGCAATGACACAAATGGTAAGAAAGCCAAACACGGACCTCTACCTTGTACACTATCCAACATAGTTTGGTATTTAAGATTACTTGTGAAAATAAACTTTTGTTGTTCGTTCAACTGTAGATAATCATTTCTATCTTTCTGTAAAGATACCTCTTCAGGTCTCCAGAAATAACCTAACTGTTGTTGATTTAGTTTGTCAAAGATAGGGTATTTCATATCATCATACCTTTGTACTTGCAACTCAGGTCCAAAGAACATAGGTTGCTTTGTAAAATCAATACTCTTATCTTTGTTTAGTACGCTTCTTGTCATTACTTTTCCTCTTTCAGCTCATAAAAAAATTCATCACTATCACCTGCTGTCCATTTCTGTTCACTTTCTACAGAAAACTCTTCAGTAGAAACTTTGAAGTCTGGAAACTTCAATTGACTAGGTGTCAGTGACTTGTCAAAGAACAATACTCTATTGTTCGGTTGAGCAGCAAAGTGCCCATTTTCCAGTTTTAAAATATTAAATGACTTATGTTGTGATGGTATTTCACTATAAGTAACATTTCTTTCTATGTTAGTAGCGTTGCAATTATCAATTGTAAACATATACCAACCATTGTACCATTTCTTATTTGGCGACAAATACTTACATCTGTTGCCTGATAACATTTGTTTTTGTACGATTGTGATGTCATAACTAAAACAATCCCACAACTGCAATTCAGTTAGAGGGATATCCTCCTTTACTTCTTTTTTCCACACAAATGCGGATATTGGTAGTTTATCATATAAGGCACCATACTCAGGTAAGTATGTTTCAAAATACAATGCTCGGCCTTGTATAGACTTTGCCGTTACCCAAACACCCTCAACTAGCTCACCATGACCTTTTTGGCCATCATAAAGGTATTCCTTTTTGACAAACACATCTATATGAGGCGTATTGACACATAAAAACGCCATAACGCTCCTTTAGATTGTGCAACTTTCACAAGCTTCTTCATCTTGTGGGTCAGCTGCGGTTGATACTTCTTCTACATTATCTTTCCAACCAACTGGATGTGATGGTTCGTCAATGTCTTTTTTAGCATCATATGTATTCTGATAATAAGAAGTCTTCCAACCGTATTTGTATGTGTTCAATAAGTCTTGAGCCATAACAGATACAGGTACTTGGTTGTCTTCAAAATGTTCAGGATTATATGACCAGTTACCAGAAATTGCTTGGTCAAAGTATTTCTGCATAACTGCAACGATATTTATATATCCCTCATTACTAGGCATATCCCATAATAAAGTATAATTATTTTTAAGTGTAGAATACTGAGGTACAATCTGTTTTAAAGTACCTTTTTTAGACTTCTTCACACTTAAATAATCTCTAGGTGGTTCAATGCCGTTTGTAGCATTTGATACCACACTAGAGGATTCAGATGGCATTTGGGCTGTGAGTGTGCTATGTCGTAGCCCATGTTTTAGAATATCTTTCCTTAAATCTTCCCAATCGTATTTTAAATTAGGTTTAACTAATTCATCTACTTCTTTTTTGTAGGTGTCAATAGGAAGGATACCATCAGAATATTTTGTTCTACTAAAGTATTCACAAGGTCCTTTTTCTTCAGCAAGGTCATTTGAAGCGGCCAATAGATAATATTGGAATGCTTCTGTTAATTCATCAACTAATTTTAATGCATCTTTATCACCATATCTAACTTTATGTTTTGCTAGATAGTGTGCAAGACCAATGTAACCAATACCTAGTGACCGTCTTGCCTTAGTAGATACTTCGGCAGCCTTAACAGGATATTTTTGATGGTCAATAATCTCATCTAAACTTCTTACTGCTAAATCACATAATGGTTCTAATTCTTCTACATTACCAATTTTACCAACATTGATTGCACTTAAAATACACAATGCAATCTCACCCTCACCATCAATGTGTTGAATAGGGTCAGTAGGTAATGTAATTTCTTGGCAAAGATTAGACATATAAATTCTATCTTTGAAACTAGAATGAGTGTTACAGTGGTCAATATTCATAATATAGATACGACCTGTTTCAGCTCTTTCTTTTAACATTGAAAAAATTAAGTCTTGTGCTGATACTTTTCTTTTATCAACGCTTGTCTTTCTTTCAGCCGCTTTGTACAAATCATCAAACGCATCCGTCCCCCAAGCCTCGTACAACTCAGGTACTTCGTGCGGAGAAAACAATGTAATGTCTTCATCATTAATAAACCTTTCATAAAACAGTTTTGATAACTGAATTGAATAATCTAGTTTCCGTACTCGGTTGTCTTCCGTTCCTTTGTTGTTTTTGAGGACCAAAATGTCTTCAATTTCTTTATGCCAAATTGGGAAATGAACCGTAGCGGAGCCTCCACGAACACCATTTTGAGTACAGCACTTAACTGTTGCCTCAAACTTTTTGAGAAACGGGATAACTCCTGTGTGTTGAACCTCGCCGCCTCTAATTCTGGAATTGATGCCCCTAATCCTACCTGCGTTAATACCAATTCCAGCCCTTTGTGCAACATAATTACCAATAGCCATATCACTACTGAAAATAGAAGGAAGAGTATCATCAACATCAACCAACACACAACTAGCATACTGCCTAATAGGTGTTCTAACACCAGCCATAACCGGGGTAGGAATATTGATTTTAAATTTTGAAATTGCGTCATAATACTTTTTAACATATGTCATCCTTTTTCCATTTGAATAGTCTTTGAAAATGGTAGCCGCAATTAACATATACATAAACTGAGGCGTTTCAAAAACCTGTCCATTACTTCTATCTTGTACAAGATATTTGTCAATCACTTGTCTTAGACCTGCATAAGTGAAATCATAATCTCGCTCATGTGTAATCCAATTTTCCATTCGGTCAAAATCTTTCTTATCGTACCATTTTAGAATATCGGGGTCATAGACACCTTTATCCACACCTGTTTTGACATGGTCATAGATATGTGGATGGTCCCAAAGTTTACCCATAACTTGTTTTCTCAAACTAAACAATAAAAGTCTAGCTGCTACAAATTGGTAATTTGGGTGTTCTAATGAAATTAAGTCTGAAGCAGACTTGATTAGAATTTGTTGAATTTCGTCTGTTGTGATGCCATCATAAAATTGTAGTCCTGAGTTCATCTCTACTTGTGAAGCTGATACACCTGAAATATCTTCAACTGCATACTCAACCATTTCGTGTATCTTTTCAATGTTAAGAGGTTCTTTTCCTCTACCACCTCTTTTGACTACCTGTAATTCACTATTTTCGACCATTAATTTCCTCCTAACATTTCTTGTAATAATTTAATTTTGTTAATGCTTCTAACTTGGCAAAGGTGTTGGTACTTATAATAGTTTGTACCTCATTTACACTCATACCTTTCATTATCATTTCATTTACATCTTTGGCTTGTATATGGTCTGGCCATACAACAATATTATAATCTTTTTCAATCACATCATACATTCTTTTTACTATCTCTTTATTTCTTGGTTCGTTATCAAATATATATGTCACCTGATTGGCAGGAACACGGTCAAATAACATATCTGCACCGCCCATTGCTAAACAGTTGTCAACAAACAAACTATCAATCGGACCTTCAACTATGTGTATATGCTCTTGCAAATTGACACGCTCAAGTCCGTAAATCTTTCGTTTACTTTCTTTTAACTTAATTGTTAAGTATTTTGGTTGCTCTTTACCAAATGCACGACCTTGAAAGGCAAACAATCTGCCATCATAATCGTAAAAAGGTATAATCAACCTTGGATGGTCTTTCTTAATAAAAGGAAAGGTTTGAGGCTTTACTTTATTAACAAACTCCATAAATTTATCACAAAGGTACAAAATGTCATAATACTTATCAGGTATCTTTCTGTCTTGTACATATTTAAGTACAGGATGATTTTCTGATAATTCACTAACTTTCGTTAAGTCATCTAGTATGTTAACCTTTGATTGACTTTCTTCAAACTTTGGTTTGAAATCAAAGTTCATCTTAGGTTTTTGCGTGGAAGGAGCTGACCCCTTGTACCGTTCTAACAAATATTGGTCGTGTAGTTTAGGGTCTATAAATTTAAGAAAATTAGCTAAACTTTGACCTTCGCCACAATTGTGGCACTTGAAGAACATATCGTTCTTCACTCTATAAAAATATGCCCTTGCTTTTGTTTTATTCTTCTTGGAATCTCCACAGTGTGGACACCTGAAGTTGTACAAATACTCGCCTTTGCGCTTAAACTGCGACAATCTGGCAGACATATCATTAATAAATTTTAAATCAATATAACTCGACATAGCAAACACCAATATACATTAAATCACATCATTTGTCAAGCCTAAAAAAGGTCCTGACTAAAAATAAGCACCGAGGTTTCCAGCGCTGTTTTTTCTACAAAACTGCTCCAGTCCTGGGGCTACGAAAACATCTTCATTATATGCACGAAATTGGTAGATAATACCCAACCTAAAACAATAGCGCCACCCATAATAATCCATCTATATTTCTCTAGTATACCAACTCTGGCCCCAATGTCAAGCTTAATTGACTTGATTTCGATAAGTAATCTTTTTTCTGTTTGTTGAATTTCTTTTTGAAGGTCACGGTATACCGTATCAATCTCGGTAGCCCTTTCCTTTAGTTTGTCGAATATAATCTCGTCTATTTGTTCCTGTCTGGCAATTTTTTCTTCGTGTACAGCTAACATTTGTTTGATAGATGTAGAAACATCTGTTAATTTCTCAATAGCAACATCTAGTCTATTATTAAGATGATTAACATTTTCTATATCTTTTTTTAGACCTTCAATTTGAATTTTAAGGTCTGTATGTCCATTAAAACTTTCTGCCATAACTCTCTCTTTATTAGGATAATATACAATCTCTCAAGGAGACGAATAGAAACGGTCTCAAAAATTATAACTTGACTACACACATTGGGTGTACTAAACTATATTGACCGTTATATCTATTTATCAATATTTAAGCCGCTAGTTCAAGTGCTCCGCCTCTTAATTCCCTTTCTCTCGTTATTCGATAGAGTTTGGCTATGCATTTTCGCCGCCTTCTATCTTTTTGTTTTCTAATTCGTTGCCATTCTAAAGTGTAAGTTTCAAATCTGTTTTTCTTCGCTCTTCTAAATTGCTTGAATACAAGCTTTCTAAGTTTCCTTAGTTCTAGTTTTGTTAACAAATATATCTCCTATAGTTTATTAGAAAACATAATATAATGATTGTATTTACCTCCTTGCTTTTTCTATATCCCAAAATTCTTGGGGTGTTGTGAATGTTTGTGCCCACATTTTATGTGTCACTCTTGTATCATAATATATGTAGGTCGTCCAAACAATGGCTGATGTGATAATCAGACCACATATTAAAAAATATATTTTTTCTTTTGTACTATAAAGTTCATACATCTACCTAGCCTTTCTTACTTACTAGTAGCCATATTAGATAATGGATTTTCTAATGCCTTTTTGATTTGTTCTTCAACTTCTTTTCTAAGTTCTCTTAAATCAGCATCCATTTCTCTTTGTCTATCTTTAGTGGTTCTTTCGACTTGTTCAATAATACCTTCAACTTTTCTTACATCTTGTTTTAAATCATTTTTAATATCTCTAACATAGTCGTTAGTAGCGGTTGTAGTTTCTTCAATCACTGTTAATCGTTTGTCGAATCCACTTAAATCTGGTGCAACATAACTTTGTATTTGTGCTTTCATATCCAGATAGTCTTTATAAAATGTGAAACCTCCCCACAAAGCACCAACTAAAGAGGACAATACGGTAAGAACAAGAAACATTTTACCGCCTCTTAGTTTTATACCTGCAACTTCTATTTCTGTTGACATATTTCCTCCTATTGATATTTGTAGTTATATTGTAAATCTGTTAGTTCATCATGTAATTTATCATTAGCCAGATTGTATAGAACACTATAAGGGTCTTCTAACATCTTTTGGTCTTGGTAAATGCCTTCATTCAAATACCATTGTGCCAAGTCCTGATTTTGTTTTGCTTGATACTTTGCAAAGTTTTCGGTATCTGCCAATGCAATCATCAAACCTAATTTTGTATCGTTAATTAAGATAGCGTCTGTTGTAGATAGAATTTGTGTAAGAATTTTGTCAGCAACTTTTTGTTTTGCTTCTGCAACGGTTGTTGTTTTACTTTCTTTTTCATCTTTATTATCTTCTTTTTTACTATCTTTACTATCTTCTTTCTTTTCTTCTTTGCTTGATTCCTGTTTAGTTTCTGTTTTAGTTGTGCTTGTTTCTTGTTTTGTTTCTGTTTTAGCAGTAGTAGAAGATGTACTTTCTGACTTAGTTTCCATTTTTATTTCTACTTTTGGTTCAGGTGCAGCTGCCACTTCAAGTGGTTTAATTTCTGCAATCTGTTCAACTTTACCTGTACTATCTGCCATAGAAACATTTACGGTACCAGTAGGTGTAGTTTCTACTTTAACCTCAAATTGCATTGTAGTACCTGAATTTGTTTCCATTTTAATCTCAATCTTTTGAGGTTCTTCAATCTTTATTATAGGTGTTGTAGTTGTTGTATCAGTACCAGGTTGTACAATTGGATTGTATGTTTGTGTTACCGTACTTTCTATTGTATCTAAAGATGATTGTATTGAATTAACAATTGATTGTTCAATAGTAGATATTACGGCAGTTAATTCATTGTAAGTAATACCTAAATTAAAGTTTTGATAATCTCCTGACCACATAGAACCATATAAATCACTATGTTGAAATGTTGCCAATAGATAACTATTATCTCCAAAAGTATTTGAAGTTACATCTAAAGTTTTTGAATATGTATTATAACTTGATGACAAAAGCCATTGTGTAGAGCTTTGTTGGTCTGCACCAGTTGTAGGGTCTAAAACTTTTAAAGTGATTGTTAAGTACGCACTATTTGTAGATGACATAGCGCTAACATCACCTGTAGCACTAAAACCATTTTGCCATTCATCTTTTGTCATCCACTCATTTAAATTTGTTTGATATTGATATTGACCTGTGCCATCTTTTCCGTGCATATCGTCCCAATTCATAGTGTGTGTAGCACAATTATCCAAATAGATACCTGTACCTGAAGAGGCACAAGTTACAGCACCAGTAGATAAGTTAGTATTATTAATAATATCACCAGTAGATTTTTCTACCGTGGTATAAGTTGTAGTGGTAATTTGTTGAGTTGTGGTTACATCTTCGGTAACTTTTTCAGTCCAAGTATATGTGTAGGTCTTTTCTTCAAAGTCACCAACTTGTTTTGTAGTTTGGTCAGTAAGAACGGAATTTACCTCAACGGTAGTTACAATTCCGCCGTTAGGTCCTGTGCCACCTACTTGATATTGTTGGTCGTATGCTAGACTATAAGAGGAATAAAAGCAAGCCGAGAATACCAAGACCTGTGCCAGTCTTAATAACTTTGTCATTTAACTCCTTCTCCTTATCAACAAGTTCATTTTCTTTTAACCATTTTTCATAGTCTGGTCTTGCTTCTGGATTTTCAGCCCAAGCTTTTGCAGCTTCGATACCGATTTTGCCTTTGTAAGGGCAAGGAGTTCCTGCCATTTCCATTGCGTTAAAAACTCTTGCGTCCTGACAAAGCATAGAAACAGCTGCGACTTTCATTCCCATACCATATAATGCTCTGGAAAGTTTTAGTCTTTCACAATTCAAATCTACTATTGTTGTACCACCTGCGATACCTAAAATCTGTGTTTGTACAGCAGCTGAAACACCAGTTGTACATACATCTTGGTTGTTTATCATTACATTAGGTGCTGAGGCTGTAGGAGGTGTCTTATCTACTGTGGTTGTACCTGTAACAGTAGATGATACGGTATTAGTTTCGGCCATTGCGACTGAACCGAATAATAATACAGTTAAAATTGTTAGTATTGTTGTTAGTTTTTTCATTGTACCTTGTAACCTGGTTGTTAATTTACAAAAAATTACAAAGTCAATGTGTGATTTAAATTCGATTGTTCGCTATTATTTATAAGATTTCTTTAGTTCGTCCATCTGGTTTTTCAAGTGTT